AGGAGTCCCTAGTCGATACCCTTGGTCAGATGGACGCGCTCCTACCCAAGGTTCGGGCGTACCTCAAGTTCCTCCCACATGAACTTCTGCCTGACGGCTACAGCGAGAACAAGCACGCACGCTACCTCCGCATCTTGAACCCCGTCAATGGCGCCAGTATCACAGGTGAAGCCGGGGATTCCATCGGCCGTGGTGGCCGTTCCTCAATCTACTTTGTAGACGAGGCAGCGTTCCTCGAACGTCCTGAGAAGATTGATGCCTCGCTCTCGCAAAATACGAATTGCCGCATTGACCTCTCGACGCCCAACGGCCCTGCAAACCCATTTGCTCGCAAGTGGCTAGAGAATGAAGACATACGCGGCTTCGCCTTCCATTGGACGCAGGACGAAAGAAAAGACCGCGACTGGTACGATAGGGAAGTCAAGCGGCTGAATGACCCGAGGGTCATCGCTCAGGAACTCGATGTTTCCTTCGACTGTTCTGGTGAAGAGTCTACCATCAACTCCGCTTGGGTCCAATCCAGCATGAGGTTGCACAAGCACCTCATTGACACAGATGCCATGCCGGACTTCGGCTCTGGCGTAGCTGGTTGTGATGTTGGCGGCGTTCGCGACGAGAACGTCTTTGTCCCAGTTCACGGTCCGGTAGTCGGCAAGTCGATAGGCTGGTTGGACGAGGATACAACGAGAACGGCTGAGAAGTTCGCGGCCTACGCGGAAGCTCAGAACGTGACCTCGATCAAATATGATACGATTGGCGTTGGGCGTGGTGTCGCCTCTACTATGAGGCGTCTGGCCATCGAGTCCATACCTGTTGACGTTGGCAAGAGCCCAACAAGGGCGGTGATGCCTAACGGCAGGAAAGCTCGCGACCTGTTTCGCAACCTCAAGGCGGAACTCTGGTGGATCTTGAGATCCAAGCTGAACAAAACTCACGATCACTTTCTGTGGCTGTCCACCGACGGCGAACAGGGAGCTGAGTATCCGCTCGATGAACTTCTTTTGCTCCCCTTAGATGATGCTCAGCTCATAAAAGAACTCAGCATCCCGGGGTACAAGACCCTTGAGACGGGCAAGATTCAGATTGAAGGTAAGGATGAGCTTCGCAGACGCGGAGTGTCCAGTCCTGACCGCGCGGACGCTTTGGTATTGGCCATGGCCCCCGCAGCGCCTATCTTCAAATTTCGCCGTTCACGCGGCATATTGTAGCGCGTGACGTCTCACAACCTAACGCTAGCGGAGAACCTCATGACCCTGAAGAATACCCATCCTGAGTATGACAAGGTCATCGAGGATTACGTGCAGATGGCTGACGTGTACGCAGGCCAGCGAGTTGTTAAGGAAAAAGGCGTTAGGTATCTCCGCGCTACTGGAAGCCAAGTGATCGACGGCGCGCTGAAGGCCAGAGAGCCCGGTTACGGCGCATACCTCGCGTATAAAGATCGCGCGGTGTTCCCGGAGATCGTACAGCAGGCCGCTGGCACGATGACTGGCATCCTTTCGAAGGATCTCTGGACCGTCGAGCTTCCCCCTGAGATGGAGCCGCTCCTTGATAACGCGACCCGTCAAGGCGAGACCTTGCACCAGCTTCTACGTCGAATCCACGAAGCGCAACTTATCTATGGTCGCATGGGCCTCTTGATTGACACAGCGCCGGACCGCGAGCTTCCTTTCTTCGTCACATACGACGCGCGAAGCATAATCAACTGGAGCGATCGGCGGGACTACGGCCACGGCTCTGACATGCTAGACTTTGTTGTCACTGAAGAGATCGAGCAGATCAATGAAGGCTTTGGCAGCTACGCTTGGACGGAGGAGGAAGTGCATCGCGCACTCTTCCTCGATGAGAACGGAAACTACAGCACCCAGACTGAACAGGACCGGATCACGAGCGAGATCCTCACCCCCACCTTTCGCGGGCAGTCACTAGACTTTGTCCCGTTTACCTTTATCAACGCTTCCGACCTGGAAGCAACCCCGGGAGTTATCCCGTTGCTGGGCAGCTCAAACGCGGCCCTTACAATCTATCAATCCGAAGCCGACTTCCGGCAGACCATTCACCACCTAGGACAAGAGACTCTGGTTATCACGGGCATCGCCCCTGGTTCTGAACTGGACGATCAACAGCCCACGCGCATCGGCGCTGGCGCGATCATCGAGCTTCCAGAGGGTGCAGACGCTAAGTTCATCGGACTCTCAGGTGTTGGTCTGGCCGAGCAGCGGATGGCTCTGGAAGGCGATTACAAACGCGCGCAGTCCGAAGGCTCAAAACTCCTTGAGAACACCAGCTCGCAAGCGGAGTCCGGTGAGGCTCTCAAGGTTCGTGTTGCAGCCAAGACGACTACGCTTCGCTCAATTGCTCGCACCTCAGCCCTCGGGCTCGAAACCTCGCTGAAGCAGATGGCCCGCTGGATGGGTGCCGACGAGGCAGCCGTTCGAGTGATTCCGGTTACGGACTTCACAGAGGACCGACTGCCGCCGCAGGAGATCATGAACCTTATGGAAGCGAAGGCAGCGGGTCTACCGATGTCCTACGCCTCCATACATGGATATTTGGTCAAGCACGATGTCGCAGAGAAGCGATTCGACGACGAGATTGCAGAGATCGCAGCCGAGGGCAACGTCCTCGAAGCAATCCGCAAGTCTAGTCTCTCGGTCGCTTCGGAAGAGGCGCAAGCAGACAGAGCAGCCAAGACGGCCGAGGCGCAAGCCAAGATCGCAGAAGCTCAGCAACAGGATAATGATAACGAACAACCCCCGACTGACCAGCAGGACGTCGAGGAATAACCCACCGTAGGCCGAACTCTATGTTGAGCGAGGCCGACCCAAGCGCGTGACGCGCAAAGGATGAACCAAAATGATTAAACGACGAATTGAATCACTCGAAGATGCAGGCGACCTCGCAAGCTACTACGTTGAGGCCGATGGCGGCTACGAACTACAGGTCGATGGACCGGGTTCGGAAGACGTACAGAAGCTGAAGCAAGCCCTGGCCGCAGAGCGCGGCGCACACAAAGAAACGAAGTCGAAGTTCACCGGGATCGACATGTCCGCAAGTGAGATTCAGGAACTGCGCGACCGCGCGGACGACCTGACCTTCCAGCTTGAGGCAGCCCCCAAGGCAGCCGACCCACAGGAGATGGAAGACCGCGCGGAACTCCTCGCTGCTCGCAAGACGCGAGAGCTTGACCGTGAACTCCAGACCCTCCGCGAGCAGAACAGCACGTACTCCACCGCCATCCAGATGCACGAAGGTGCAGCAACTCAGCGCACGATGCGCGATGCTGCCCTGGACGCCATCTCCGGTGACAAGGGTGTACAGCTTGTTGACTCAGCCCGTGAGGATCTCCTGCCCTTTGTTGAGCGCAGCTTCGAGATGAACGACCTAGGCGAGATCGTCTCCAAAGATGGAGTCGGGCTTGAGCCGGGTCTTACAATTCGTGAATCGCTTACAGAAATGCAAGCCTCTGGACGTCGCAGCCACTGGTTCAAACAGTCGGCTGGCGCAGGTGCTGCGGGCAGCAAGTCGGGAACCCCGGCTGGTGGCCCGAACCCCTTCCAGAAGGAAACTTTCAATATGACCGAGATCGGCGCCCTTGTGGTGTCTGATCCGGCGCGAGCCAAGGCTTTGGCGAAGGCCGCAGGCGAGAATCCGGCTAAGTTCGGACTCTGATCGCAATAAGTTCTACCGGGGGAGTCCCTGGTTGATTTGTGTACTTGAAGTACACGCCACGCCATCTGAACAATTATTTGTACTATAGGCCAGCATGCCCAACAGTGGGCGTGGCCCAACTTCAAAAGGAACTTAAATCAAAATGGCAACTACCCAAATCGCAGACGTGATCGTCCCGGATGTTTTCTCGGCGTACACGCAGCAACTCAGCACGGAGCTTAGCCTCCTTGTGCGGTCGGGCGTCATCGCTCGTAACCCCGCACTCGACGCTTTCTTGTCCGGCGGGGGCAATCTGATCCAGATGCCCGTCTGGGAAGACCTGCTGGACACTGAAGCCAACGTATCCGGCGACAGTGGCGCAGCAACACCTGAAAAGGCTGGGTCTTACAAAGAGATCGGCATTCGACACAACCGCAATCAGGCTTGGTCCGCTATGGACCTTGCGAGCCAGCTCGCTGGTGCTGACCCAATGGCGATGGTCGCTGGTCGAGTCGCTTCTTACTGGGTTCGACAAGAGCAGAAGATGGTCAACGCGATCCTGGAGGGTCTTATCCTCGATGAGGCGGGCCTGATCAACGACATCGCTGCTGCTGTTAACACGGACGCGGTTGCGGCTAACCTCGCAACGAGCAGCGACATCTTGGACACATTCCAGCTTCTCGGCGACCACAAGAGCGACGTTACGGCCATCGCGGTCCACTCGGTTGTTCACACGAACCTCCAGAAGGCGAACCTCATTGACTTCATCCCGGACAGCCGTGCAGACGTTGGGTTCGGAACCTACATGGGGCGCACGCTCCTCGTAGACGACGGACTGACCGTTGACCCCGCCCGCAAAAAGGCGGACACGACGACCGTCCAGCCGATGTACACCTCGGTTGCGTTTGGTCCTGGTGCGTTCCAGTACGGCGTTGGCTCTCCCCGAGTCGGCACTGAAATCGAACGTAACGCCCTGAACGGCAACGGCGGCGGCGAAGAGATCCTCGTTAACCGACGTGAGTTCGTGCTTCACCCCAAGGGCTTCTCGGTTGCGACCAACGTCGCGGCTGGCGAATCCCCCACGAATGCGGAACTCAAGGTGAACACTGCGTACACGACGGTCGGACAGCGCAAGGACATCCCGCTGGCGATCCTTCGCTCGAACGGCTAAATCACAACTGTCTGGGCCGGGG